TTTGGCTTCAAAGTCTTAACAACAAAATCAATTTCATCTTGGTTGCCTTCATCCCAAATATACAGATACACATCCAATTCATTGAAGCGAATAAAATGTGTTAGTTCTTCTGCGATACTTTTAAAGGTTCTTACATGACCTGCCATTACTAATGCGTTACTCACCGTATTTCTCCTCAATCATCCGGCGCATTTCAGGCACTCTATCATATTGATGAACAATATGGTATGGAATTCCTTTTGATGTGGTCACAATACCTCGGTACATAGAAGGAGATGGTTCTAACAGATGTGGTTTAAATTGATTAATCTTACTAGGGTCTGCTGTTGTGCCCAACTGGCAAGCCCAACCTGTTTCTGATTGAGTATAAAGAGAAGTTTCTTTATAAGGACTCATAGAGACCATGAAGTTAAATGTTGATTGGTCGCAAATTGGTATCGGACAGTTTGCTGCCATGGTGAAGATGTTAATTGCCAAATCACGCACCGCAGAGCCAGTACCAGCAAGAACACCAACATTATAGATTTCATTTTCTTTGTAAATTCCGTGTACATAAGGGCCAAAAGTCTCCAACAGGTTTTGGTTGCCCCAAGGTTCGTCTTTGTATAACATGCTCTCAGAAGAAAACACCAGATTATGTCTAAGGCAATTTGCTTCTAAGAAGTCAATAGGGTTGGATTGGAAAATAACATCCTTTACGTCTGTCGTAATGACGTAACGATATTCATTTTTGCGGAGATATTCGTAGATATGGCCAAATCGCTCAACGTGGATTGGCATTTCTGATTTGTAGGTCAAGTTACCATCGGAATCTTGGTTGAATCCAATAACTTTAAAACCTGCTGCGTTAACTTTTTTAACTGTGGCTGCATCACAGTTCATTAGAATCAGGACTTTATCACCTTCAAATCCTGATTTATTAATGGAATTAATCCAATATTTTAATTTGTCCCAATCATAGTTGGTACTTGCACCGATTATCAAATCTTTCATAATATACTCCAGTTGGTTTACTTAGTTGTTTTGTAGTCTTTAAATGAGGTAATGTTTTGGCCTGGCGTGCCTTTTTTATAGTTGTTTGCCAGAGTATCTGTTCCCCATGCACCTGCGCCAGATTTAGGCAGGATATCAGGTTTAATTTCTTCATGCACACTCTTATGTAGTTTGACTCCTGTAACGTCTTGGACCATCTTCCATGCGTCTTTGTGGCGCTTGTTCTTCACATGGTCATCAAACTGTTTTTTTTGTTCTGGACTAGCATTACTTTTAAACTTAATCAGTTCCATGATACCGATATTGCCTGCATAGGCTGCTTCCATTAGTTCATCGAATTCGGTAAATTTCATTTCAACCTCGTGTTAGGTTTAATATCTTTTGAATTTGTGCCTCTAATGCCGGCTTGCGGTTAGGCCACTTAATAATCGGTTGGTCAGCAGTCTTTAACAACCTAGTTAAGAAAGGCAGAATCAACTTTTCAACTGCTTCTAATCTTGCTTTGTATTCTTCAACTGTTTCATCTTTTTCCGCAATAACCGCATTATATTCTTCTTCGTCAGTTGCCGTAAATCCAAAGTCGTCTTCACCATACTCGGCTAAGATTTCGGTTAAATCAAATTTCTTATCCATTACTTGCTCCAATTCTTAGCGGCATTAAAGTTAGCATGAGCAAATTCCAGTCTATCAATCAACTTAACAGCATTACCTTTTAACCTATCAACTGCCACAAAACCTTCTGGATTGGTAACTTTGAAACCATCATCAGTACGTAAGAATGTATTGGTTACTTGTTTCATTTGTTGCAACTTCTTAACAATCATATTCTTAACATCAACCAACTGATTCATCAAATCAAAAATGTTTTTCAAGTCTGTTGACGCATTACGGAAGAAACGCATAATCTCTGTTTTCTCTTTGATACGTTTCTGTCTGGTTTCTTCCTTCTTGGCATCAATAATGTCTTTGTTCAATTTAGCCTCAACCCAACGAATCAACTCTAGTGTGTGAGCTCTTGTGTCTTTAATCTTCAGACCTTCACGCACTTTGGTGTTATTGAATGTTTTAATGTATGTAAGAATAACATCACTTGTTGAAATACGATTCAAGTTTAATGAATTGATTGTTTGAAAAGTTCTGCCTGCTTGAGACAGAATAGATGTGACAGTTCTTGTTTCTTCTTCGGTAAATGAGGCAGTGCCTGAAGCATCAACAAAGTAAGCATCACGGAACCAAACATCTTTGGTTGTTGTAAGATTCTTAATATCAATGTTGAATGAGGCTTTCATATCAGAGAATGTTTTACCTGTATATGAAGTATGAAACACCACACCCATCTGAGCAGCCAACATCATTTGTGCTAACTTAGAATCAGCAGGCACAGCATAGACAATTGTATTTGGTTGAAATGTGATGTAGTCTTCACCATCAATTGTTTTGTTCTGTATATCACCTTTAGCAAACATCATGTCGCCTTGCAGTACACCCTTGATGCCTAATTTTGGCAAATAACGTAATGCAACTTTAAGTTTGGAGTTTAATCCTTCTGAAGCATGGTTTGCATCAATGTCTGCATCGGTGTAGTTTAACTTAGGATTGGCATTGAATACACCCTTTGTACCAACAAAGAATTTGCCATTGTCTGGATTAATACCACAGAAAATAGCAGGTGCACCATCCCATTTTGTAGTTAGGTTCACCTTAGAATTAGAATGGCCTGCGAGCATGTCACGGAGAGATTGCAAGAAGTTGATTGCATCTCTAGCACCAGATACACCACGATTCAGAACTTCATCTTCAATGTGTTCTAGGTGAAGGTTAGCACCTTCTTTTTTTGATTCGGTTAAAAATTGTGTGAATTTCATTTTAATATATCTTTACAAATGGACCGTTTGTGTCCCTAAATTCTTTCTTTGCGCCATAATATAAAGTTTTCAACCAATCCTGCATCAATCCCTTTTTATCTATCACAGCCCATGCATAAGCCCAACGCATACAAGTTAACTTAGATGAAAGTCTTCCACCTGCATATTTTGAACCTTCTTCTCTAATACAATAATCCAATACTTCAGCAAAAGAACCACTTGAAACTTGTTTTCCTTTATACACGACCTTCATATCACCAAAATCTATACTCATATTGTTTACTTTGAATTTTGATAATTCTTCTTGAAAGTCAACCCAATACTTTATAGTTTCTGGCGTCCATTTACCAACTGGTGGAATGTGCGGGTCTTTACCAGCATTTACAGGTCTAATAATTCCTAATTTTGAATAATTTTTAGAAAAGAATTCATCAATAGCATCAGCAGAAGATTTACCAATTTTAGCACCAGCGTCTTTACCAGTTGGTGTCAAATCAGTTTGCACACCGCCTCTAGGTGTTGACATGTTGAAGTTTCTGGTTTGCCAATTGACTAAACTCTCACCTGCTCTAAATTGTCCTGCAATTTCACCATTATCTATTTCTGTTGGAGTTTTATTATTTGTTCCAAAGTTTGCATAACATTTAAGTGGCCCAACATTTTCAAAAACCAATTCTTTTGCTTTGCCTTTACCCATATTGGATAATTCTAAATCAGCTTTAATTTTTGTTTTTGAAATAGCTTTTAGTGATACTGGAACCAAATCTTTAGATTGTATCAACTCTCTCATATAAGCATTTAATGAATATATATTTGCCATTTCATCGGGGTTTTTAGTAATAGAATCGAATTTCTTTTTGATATCTTTTTCTTTAGTCTTTCTGACCATGTAAATATCAGCTGGGTCCCAATTGTCTTTTGTGGAAACACCACATCTACTTTTAGCAATGTCCTCGATGAAAACCATGAAACCATTTTTTTCATCACGGGAATATTCATAACCTTTATTTGTGCCCAAGTATTTCTTTAGGGCATCGGCTTGTTTTTGAAAGGTACTCATCCATGCGGCTCTTAGTGCAAGGTTCTTTGCAAGGTCTGGATAAACTTGCACAACTTCAGAAAACATTTCGGACTCTGAAGGTGGTTTTGCACTTTCAATATATTTTCTGAAATACACTTTCGAGGCGTTTTCTTGTTTTGCAGTTTCGATTGCGTTACCGGCCATGTAAACACTCCATTTGTTATTGGAGTATTTATCCTACCAGAATTACCGAATTATGTCAAGCACTTTATCACCAGTCCAGACTTCTTGTTCTGTACGAATACGACCTTCTGTCTTCAAGGTCTCAAATCGATTGATAGCCTTCTTACGCCACCACTCTGTAATATTGGCCAGATTATGTTTCTCATAGTTCTCACCTGGAATTAACTTGTCAGTCTTTCCATTTACAAAATCAACCATGTTCTTAAAACCATAGTCTGAAATGAAGTAACGTTTCTGTTCATTCAGATTCTTGGCATTCTCAATCGTCTGTGCAAACTTAGTAGCCTCTGGTGTGCCTTTGAGGCCAATCTTAATCATAGACACCATTGCATTAGAAATCTTCAACTTGCGTGAAGAAGCACCTTCTGGTGCAAGTGGTTCACCAATGATATTCTCAATGTATTCTTTGAGGTCACTATAAGTTTTACCATGTAACATCGGCAAGAAATCACTATCAGTTAAACCTTTGAAACGAATCAGAGGTTTCATACCATCATACTGTGATACTGCCTTTGAAGAACCATACAAACTGGTTGTTTCAAACAAGCAGGTGGTCATCTTATACTTTTCATCCAACATTCTACGTACTTCATGTGTTGTACAAATGGCTGCAAGTAATTTACCACCGAGATAATTGAAACCAAATGGTTGTGCAGGTACAATCACAAAACCCATAGCGGCACATTGATTGAACAATTGAGCACCACCTTCATGTTGCGTGAATACTTGGCCAAGCATTTCGTTGCGTGGTTTACAATTGATAACAGGAGAACCAAGACGAATAAAACCAACCCACTTCTGTGATTTCTTTTCCCAAATTGCCAATCTTAAACACCGACCAGGAATACTGGTCATGTTTGAGTGACTTGAAATCATATTGAGATAAATGTCCCACCTATCTTGTGGTAACTCCATGATTTCAAATTCCATATCAGCAGGTGACATAGTGAAATCAGAAAACAAATCTTCTTCTGGTCCCATGCCAGGCAAAGTAAATGGTCTTTCGGCCATTGAATTTAGTTTCTGTTCTCTCATGTATTCATCAATACGACCAAACTTATCAAAGTAGTCTGAGAATACATTTGCACAATGTACGGCTTGTTCTTTAGTTAATGTCATACTTTAAGTCCACCAAAATTCTTACTGAATTTCTTCTCACGATTGCCAAAAGTATTCAATGGTTTATCTTCAACTTGACCAGCATCAACAATATCTGCCTGTGCTGAATCTTCTGCATCATACAGCCGCATCTTTGCTCTATCAACACCAACAACGAATCGTTTGAAGTTGTTAGGGTCAGAGTATCGATTCTTCAATTGTTTCACCAAGATTTGGTTTAATTGTTGCAATTCTTCATTAGTCACCAATGCAAACATAAAGTCGGCAGTTGCAGGCAAACCAAATGATTCTGAAGTATCTTCAAGGCCTGGATCCGAATTGCTGAAACCACTACGAGTTGTTTGTGTTGCAGAAACAATTGGCACATTGTGTTCAACAGCCAAACCACGCAGTTCTTCAGCGATAGACTTGATGTAAGTATAAGAGTTAACAGAACCACCTGCCTTGATACGTGAAGATGCACAAATGTTCAAATAATCAATAAAGATAATATGTGGAACAAAGTTCTTCTTCAGATGCAATTCACTTAACAATGCTCTGAAATGTAGTGATGAAGCACTAGCAGTTGGATATTCTTTGATAATCAATTTACCATGAGCCTTGTTTTGTAACACCTTGAATTTACGTTCATAGTCTTCTTTACTGATTGTGTGAAGTTCATTCAAATCAATATTTAGCAAATTAGCATCGATACGTTCTGCAATACGTTCTTCGGCCATTTCCATTGTAATGTACAAAACATTATGACCTTGATTCAAGCAACCAGCGGCAACGTGACACATGAACAATGATTTACCAACACCAGTACCTGCAAGTGCAATGTTCAAGGTCTTGGTCGGCAGTCCGCCTTTTGTAATCTTATTGAAGATATCAAGGTCAAACTTGATACGAGATTCTACCTTGTGATAGAAATCAAAACGAGAATCATAATCTGCCATGTAATCATGGCCAATGTGTTGGTCAAAAGAAACACCAAGAGCATCACTCAGTAGTTTTGGAATCTCACCCTTAGGTTTATCTCCGTGTTTGTCATCAAGGATTGATACTGATTCCATGATGGCATTGTAGATGGCTTTATCTTGGCAGAACTTCTCAGTTTGCTCAATCAACCATTTACTCTCAACCTTTTCTTCTTTACTTGAATGTAATTCTTTAAGAAGTTCAATTGATTGTCTCACTTCAGGTTCAGTTAGGTTTTTACTCTCGGTGAAATTAATGATGAGAGATTCATGTGTCGGTAGATTTTTGTATTTGTTTACAAACTCAAAGATTTCTTTGAACACTACCTTCTCTGTATTGTCGGCAAAGTAATCCGACTTGATGAATGGCAAAACTTTACGGGTAAAGTCCTCATTGTATATCAGATTCTTCAGTATCGTTTGTTCTAGTCGATTCATTTTGTATAATAATTTCTGTAAGTATGTCACCTATGATTGTAACAAAATTATCATTATTTTGCAAGGCCTGCTTGTCATGTTGACCTGAATGATAAATGTTATAGTTAAACTGAAGTATCGGTATCACCGATTCGGGCTTCAATTTAACCATACCATAAGAGTAAACCACACCGGTGTATTCACCCGATGTGATTTCTACCAAAGTTGAGTCATCAGACTCACTTTGTTGGAACCGATACTCAACTTTCTTCGGTTTCTTCGACCACGGGAGTTTCTCCCATAATGCTGCCATAAGCGATTTCATATTTGTGTTTAATGAATTGTTTAAATTTCGGATCTTTTAAAATTGGTTCCATGAATTCAGCTGACGTTGTGTCAGCAATTCGTTTCTTGTCACCAACTTCACCAGTTGCTTGGTCTACTTTTGCATACCAACCATTGGCAGGTTTAACCACATGTCCGGATTCAATAGCAAGGTCAAGCAGACCAGAGTAACGGCTGATGCCACCGTCAAAAGATACAGAGATAGGAATTTTAGATTTTTCTTTAACATAACGTGATTTTTCGACATTGATAATAAAATGATAACCAACAATTTCAGTACCTTCTTTGTCTTGTTGACGACCGAGAATATAAATGTTGTCAGCTGAGTAATATGAACCTGTACCACCACCAACAATATCTTTAGGGAACATTCCAATTTCTTTGTATGTGTGATTCACAACAACCATAGGAATATCTTTAATGGTTAAGTGTGGTGTTACCATACGGAACAAACTCTTAACTTGTTTTGCTCTAGACATATCTGCAACTGATTTGCCTTCAAGAGCATCTTCAACTTCTTTCTTCGAAGCCAAATTGCCAATTGAATCGAGGATAACCATAAGTTTATCACCACGTTCAATGTTTTCAAACTGTTGCATAATATCAAACTTCAACTGTTCAATATTGGTCAATGGTGTATGCAACACACGATCCATATCAATACCAAATGTTTCAAAGTATTTAACTGGTGTACCAAACTCTGAATCATAGAACAATAGAATTGCTTCTGGATATTTGTCCATGTAAGATTTAGCCATCAACAAACTAAACGCTGTCTTGAAGTGTTTAGATGGACCTGCCCACATTGTAAGGCCTGGTGTAATACCACCATCTAACCGACCTGATAGTGCAACGTTAATCATTGGCACGGCAGTCGGAATCATATCTTTTTCTGTGAAGAATTTAGACTTAGATAGAATTGCACTATCTTTAATTGTCGAATTCTTTTTCAATTTCTCAAGTAAACTCATTTTAACCTCTTTTTAAAAAAAACTCTCTAAGGAATTCTGTTGTTCTGTTGTCCAATTCATGCAATCTAAAATTACTTTAATTGGTTCAAGGAATGCCTTATTGAATTGCATATCATAATCAATAAACTCTTGCAAGCCAAACTCCACTGGCAATCTATTTGGGTATGAAATAACCGTATCTTTCATGGGATTTGGTTGTTTCAAATATGTGAATTTAATCTTCTCACCTTCTTGAATCAATGCATACTTTTTATCAAGTTTCATTGCTTTCAGTTTGGTGTTATAAAGAATAGCACCCTTCACATGGATTGGTGTACCCTTCTTATATAGAGTCACATTGTCAGAGTATTCTTTCAGACCATTCAGACCACGGGGGAAAGAAATATCTTCAGCCGGCAACTGCTTAAATTCACTTCTGAAATCTTCAATGAATTTATGAATATCGGATTCGGTGCCGTTAATCATAATGTCAATTGATTTTCTCATCTTCTCACGGATGGCAGCAGGTGTAGATGACTTAATCATCTCAAGACCCATGACTTTCATCTTAGGTTCTTTGTACTGCACACCTTCATTATTAAACACATTTAGAATGTAACGTTTCTTGGCAGTCCAAATACCTTTGTTAGCCAAACCTTCACGTTTCATCTGCATCTTCTGAGCATAGGCATGAACATAATCAGCCAACTCTGTATAAGATTTATCTATGTGTGGTTGAAGTTTTTCTTCACAAACTTTGTCCATGAATTCAATAATCTTTTGTTCAGGCACACCACTTTTCTTACCATAAACTTTTTCAACCAATTCACCAAGACGGAGGTAAATCGAATCAGTATCAGAAGCAATCACATAGTCTTTATCACTATCTAGCAACTTGTTCATGTACTGGTTAATTTTAGCTTCGATCCAACGAATAGAAAATTGACCAGCAGTAGTAACACCCAAGGCCATTCTAAGGTCATAGAATCTGAAATACTGGGAACCTAGAGCACCGTAAGCACTATTGAGAGAGACTTTCTTGGCCAATTGCAGGTTATCATAACGAGCAATCTTGTTTTTCAGTTCATACTTTTTATTAGGATCAGTCTCAACTTCATAATCTTTCTTAGCTTGAATCATCATTTTCTTAAACTTTGAACGATCCACATACATTTCTTCTAGCATCTGAGGTAAGAAACCTTTTTTAGTTGTTGAGAAGAATTGACCATTTGGAGTAATAGTTACACCACTCATATTTGATAGATTAACTTCTTTAAGCAACAATTTATCAACGCTTACACCAGAAGAAATGATTTGTCTCATCTCAGGAGTATAATCATGTGGCTCAACCAATGTTTCAGGTGAAATGTTATATTGCATCATCAGGTGAGGATACAAACTGTTCAAGTCAAATGATGCCACATAGTTATGCATACCGACTTGTGGGTCTTTAACATAGGCACCTTCAAAGGCCGCAGTCTTACTCTTTACAACTTTAGGAGGAACAATAATCTTTTTGTCCAACAAGTAATTGTAAATCAAAGAATCCCACATACGAGTTTGTGCAAAGATATCTTCGTAGTTTGTTTTGGTATCATAAGCAAGAGTCAAGCCCAACTCAATCAACTTCAACTTGTTCTCTAGTTTGAAAATCAACTCTACGTCTTTGATGTTGTACTCAATAAACTTTTGGTAATCTAAACGATACAACTGATGCAAGTTATCGAACTCATCATATGAAATCTTACCTTCACCCAATTCAACTTGTGAAATATTATCCAAACGATATGACTCTTGTGATTTACCACCTGGCGCATACCATCTGTACAATTCAATATAATCTAATGTGGAAACACCTGTGAATTCATATGCAATTAGCTCACGATTGTTCACAACAGCCTTACGACTATTGATATAATTCCATGGTGATAGTTTCTTAACATCGTCATCACCGAGAATTTTAGTGATACGATTCACAAGATATGGAATATCAAAGAACTTAACATTCCAACCAGAAATTACATCTGGACAATTTTCTGACCAAAAGGCCAAAAACTTTTTACACAGGTCATATTCATCATCACACTTGGTGTAGATAACATCTTCACGGTCATTTCTAAACTCACCACAACCAAATACAGTTGCAACACCATTCAAATACTTGACACAAATAGCTGTGATAGGTTCATTTGCTTGATATGGGTCAGGGAAACCATTTTCAGAACCAACTTCAATATCGATAACTGCAATTGAAACATGGTTAATGTCCCAATCAATCATACCTTTGTGTTGGTCAGCAATGAAAGCATATTGAAAGTTGGCATTACCAAATACATCAAAGCCTTGAACACCATCATAACGTTTAACGAAATCACGAGCCTCACGCATACCTTCGAACTTCATAGGCTCAAGATATTCACCTTCAAGTGTTTTGAAGTTAGTGGTTTTATTAGAGCGTAAAAACAAAGTCGGCGTGTAAGCAA